TGGTTAACCATTGAAGATCTCAAAAAAGCTAGACTAGCTACTTGTACTTCTAAAGGACATTTATTTAGTCAGTCTAAAGGTATTACTAGACTGTTTGCAGACTGTTCCACAGATGATAAGGGAGAGATAGAATCTATAGGAAATACTACTATCATTCCTAATACAGTTATTGTAAAGATAACTAAACTATGAAGTTATATAAAAACTTTCTAAGCAAAGAAGATCATAAGCGTATATGTACAATGGTATACCACCGAGACTTCCCTTGGTTTAATGAATGCCTTGAGCTTGGTAATGATAATAAAATTGTTAATGATGACAAGATAGAAGCAAGTCAGGTTTGGAAACAACAGCATTATTTATTTACTGAACATCCACAAAGATTCTATTCACCATTCTTTCATGAAATTATGATGCCTTTGTTGGGTAAATTAAATTTTAATACATACAAAAGAATTTGGATTAATAACTATTACAGAGATAAGGAACCAATTAAGTTTGATTATCACACTGATGAAGACTACTCTCATCTCGTTGCAATCTATCAATTAAATACTTGTAATGGGTATTTAGAATACTCTCCTGCTGGTGAACGGGTAGAGTCAGTTGAGAACAGCTTGATCTTATTTGATGGCACTGTAAAGCATAGACCTGTGACTCAAACAGATATGCCATTTAGAACAAATATTAACATAGTCTTGACTTGATATGGCAGCTAAAAATCGTGAGAGTTTGTTGTGGCAAAAACTAAAAAAAGGTTGCCCAGAAATCTTTTTTACTCGCATAGAATCTAGCACAATCAATGGTATTCCTGATGTACACGCAGTATCTAACAACAGTGTATTTTGGATAGAATTAAAATCAGATTATGTCAGTTATCCTAAGCTTAATAAGTGGCAAATTGTTTGGATCAATAAATATATCAAGGCGGGTGGAAAAGTATTTATCTTGGTTGAGGCCCTCTCGGAGGGAGTCCTCAAACTGTATGAACCAGTGTCCGTTTTCACGGATCCTCGTTTACTGAAGCCTCGTTCTCGTTTCTCGCTTACAGGACAATGGCCCGCTATCCAGGCAGAGCTCTTGGCACCTGCCCAGCAGCGTTCTCCGTGAAGCTCGTGTCGTTTCTCGTTGCAATTCCTCGTTTCTTGTTTACAATGAACACCGGAAAGAGCCCCCTGCAGCACCAGCCGTGCTGGATCAGCAGGAAGCTCTCGTTCTCGTTCTCGTTGCTGGTTCTTTTTTCCCTATTTAGTTAGTACCAGCAGGGGACGTCAGGCAGAGCTCAGGATTTGAGGCTTGACAGATATCCCACGATGTCGTATTGTTGGGAAAAGGAGAAACAATGACTGAAATAAATGAAGCTATACGTCTCGTTCAGGATCAGAACAAAGCTCGTACCTACGAAACTAGACTACGGGGGCTGCAGAAGCAGAACCTTCAGCTCACCACGCTGGTACAATTCATTACGAATTGGCTCGTAGACAATGTCGAAGAACCCAAACCTGATTACGAAAAGAAAGAGGCTAACCTGCGTGCAGACTCAGCTGACCTGCTGCTACAGATAGAAGAGAAATTAAAAAAAATAAGAGCTTGACATCTATCCCATCTGGTCTTATGTATACCACAAACATAAAAGGAGATACACAATGATCGAAGCACAAGAAATGAAAAGTTGGTGGCTGATGCCATCCCTGAAGGAATGTCTAAAAGAATACCAAGCACAGGACATCGGCCTCATAGAAGACATTGCTAAACACGGCTGCAGCGGAGGCGTTGCCGGTGTCACGTATTACTCAGAGACTGAAGCCTTTCATGATCAACATGAAGGTGAGATCTGGCAGCTGCTACGGGATCACGCGGATGATGCCGGCCTGAACACTGGAGACATGCTCAGTCATACCTCGAAAGATCCAGGCTCGTTACGTCAGCTCACGAATGATTTAGTTTGGTGGGCCCTTGAGGTGACTGCCCAGGAGCTGGTGCAGCAGGAGCAGAGCTCGTGTCGCTCATAGTCGGTGCGTGGGTATTTGCTTTACTGATGTGGCCATCAGGGACGCTGGTGGTAACAGGACTGGCTGTTCTCTCGTTAGCAGGAATCATTTGATGTCGTCTCGTTTCTCTAAGAAGCTGGTGCGTGACCTGCTGGAAAGAAACCTAGCTACGGCACTGCTGGTGGTAAGAGATGTGGATTTCTACTTTAGAATAATTCTAAAAGATAATTGTTGCACTATGTAGTGGGATTTGATAAGAGAAGTAAAACTTTAACAAAGGAGAAAATATGGGAATGGACGTGTATGGCATGAACCCAAAGATAATTGGGGAAGAACCTAAAAGACCAACTAATATGTTCACTAATAAACAACCTCAACCAACAAAGAAAGAGGTAGAGGATTACTTTGAACAAAAGGAAAAGTACGAAGAAATAAATGCAGGAATATATTACCGAGCAAATGTGTGGTGGTGGAGACCACTCGCCTCGTTAATACACGATAAGATAAATAATAAAGAATGGTTCACTGAACAACACGCAGACGCATTGCAGGACAACAGTGGTATGGAATGGAGTGAACAAGAGGCACTAGAGATACGTGATGAATTGCAGTTAGCAGTATCAAGTGGCGAATGTTTGCAGAGAGAAAAAGAAAATAAAGATAAAGCTCGTGTGTCGGAACAATGGAATAAGAAAGTACAAGACGAAATGGATAAGCTCGTTGCAGACGCAGGAGTGGATAAGGACACTGCACCGATAGACTACCCTGCCGAAGTTAAAACGAAATGGGACGCACTTTACAAGACTAGAACTTGGGACGATAGCTACCCATTTAGCGAAGATAATGTTAAGAGGTTTATAAGATTTCTTAACGAGTGTGGTGGCTTTCAGATATGTTAGATTTATCTAATATGATTGGCGAGGCTAAAGCCTCGCCCTCGCCTCGTCCTAAAATAATCTCGTGGTGTATTAATATTGAATACGAGGACGGCACAACCGAGAACTTGGTGGTACTTCCCAACGAGGTTGCAGAAACAGTTGATAGACATTTAAACACTTTAGAATGATTATAATTAGCAAGTAAAATAAATATGTTAGTAGGCAATTTAATTGTTGTATTACTCATGGGATTTGATAAGTTGTTCAAGTCAAAACTAAAAAAAGGAGTAATAAATGACAAATGCGATAAGAAAACTAAAGCAAGATGAAAAAAAAGTAATTCTTGCATACGTTCAATTAAAGCTAAAGTCTAACAGACTTGCTAAAGAGTTAGACACTATGAAACAAAACATAGTTGATTGCTTTGATAGAACAAAACAAAACCTAATTATTGTTCAAGATGAGAATGGCAATAGCTTTGGTTTGCAGAAAATAAATCGTAAGAGACGAAAGTTTGAAACAGCAAACTTTAAGATTGCTCATAATGATTTATACAATCAATTCACAACCGAGATGGAGTATTGTGAATATAAAGCGATAGGAGAGAACAATGACAAATAGTTTAATCACTATTGCTAAAACATTAGCAGAACGTGTTAATGATAATCAACCGACTGCAATGTCCGATATGCACATTGAGGTCAATGGCAAGAAACAACTCAACTATGAAATAATGTTTCAATTACTACAAGGCGAAGTAGAGAAACACATATTAGAAAATCAAGGTAATGAAGTAGTTGACGAGTTTAAACAAAAGATATTAGACAAATTCAGTAGTTAATACAGCAACTACAACAGTAATCACGCAGTAGTCGTAGCCCTTATGGGCTACGACCTTCCTCAAATAACCTCACCCATAACCTGTAAATCACCAGCGTATAGAAGGCTCACACGAGTTTCTAAACAGAAAACCACAAGATATTGTATTTTAATTGCGTTTATACCCCTAGATTTTGAGGGCGACGGGGTTTATAAAGCTTGATAAATAAATATACTAGCTATGCAAACGGTATGAATGTATTACTGCAAAGGGGGTCTTTGTTTTTTTTGGAGTCCCTAGCCCCCGGGGGTATATAAAATTATGGATATAGATCGATTATCAGATGAAGAATTAAAAAATATAATTTTTAAAAAACAATTAGAATGGATTAAATTAGTTCAAGATAATTTTTTAATATTTGCCCAAACTGTTTGGGAAGATTTTATTTATAGAAAAACAGATAATCCAAAAAAATATGGACACCACCAAATTATTGCACATGCTTTTGAGGATATAGCTGCTAACAAAGAAAAGAGGCTCATTATAAATATGCCTCCTAGACATACTAAATCAGAATTTGCTTCTTACTTATTTCCTGCTTGGATGATAGGGAAGTTTCCTAAGATGAAAATTATGCAAGTTTCACACAACGCAGAATTATCATCTAGGTTTGGTAGTAAGGTTCGTAATTTAATGAATACCAAGGAGTATAAAATGATTTTCGGAAATGTTACACTCCGAGAAGATAGTAAGGCTAAAGGCCGTTGGGAGACCAATCATGGTGGAGAATATTTTGCAGCGGGGGTAGGCGGCTCTATCACAGGGCGAGGGGCGGATTTACTTATTATCGATGACCCACACACTTAGCAAGACTCTATGTCAGACTCAGCAATGGAACGTGCTTATGAATGGTATACATCAGGGCCACGACAACGTTTACAACCCGGTGGCCGTATTTGTGTAGTCATGACCCGTTGGGCGGTAGACGATTTGACTGGACGATTAATCAAGGCACAAAAAGAATCGAAAGCGGACAAGTGGAAGGTTATTGAGTTTCCTGCAATACTTCCAAACGATAAACCAGTATGGCCTGAGTATTGGAACAAAGAAGATCTTGACTCTGTCAAAGCATCTATTTCTGTAAAAAATTGGAATGCACAATACATGCAAGATCCAACTTCAGAAGAAGGTGCAATCATTAAAAGAGATTGGTGGCAAGTCTGGGATAAAGAACATTTACCAAAATTATTACATGTCATACAAAGTTATGATACTGCATTTTCAAAAAAAGAAACTGCAGACTATTCAGCGATTACAACTTGGGGAATCTTTGAACCTGTAGAAGGTTATGAAAAATGTATTATGTTAATAGATGCACAAAAGGGACGTTATGATTTTCCTGATTTAAAAAATTTAGCCTTAGAACAATATCACTATTGGGAACCTGAGACTGTAATTGTTGAAGCTAAAGCTTCTGGTCAACCCCTAATCCAGGAATTGCGTAGAGCGGGTATACCCGTAATCGATTATGTTCCAGCAAGGGGTAGAGATAAACACACTAGAATTAACTCAGTAGCACCTGTTTTTGAGTCTGGTATGGTATTTGCTCCCGATGAACACTGGGCACAGGAGGTTATTGAGGAATGTGCAGCATTTCCTAACGGACAGTATGATGACTATGTAGACAGCATGACACAAGCTGTGTTAAGATATCGACAAGGTGGATTTATTTCAACATACTCGGATGATTGGGATGATCCTCCAATGAAATTAGAAAAGGATTATAAATATTATTAGGAGAATTTTTATGGAATCATCAAGCACAAAAGGTAAAGGATTATCTTCAAGAACACATGGTTCAGATAAACCTAATAAAGAAATAAGTAAAGCAGCTTTTAAAAAAAAATTTTCATTTTCAGGCAAACAAATGGACGAACATTTCAAAGCAAGAAAATCAAGAACTCAATCTCAAAGCAGAATGAATCCAGTTCCCTACTTAACAGGTGGCCAAGCAAAAATTGCTGCTAAAGCTCCACCAAAAAATAAAATTGATGCAAAAGATTTTGCTGTTCTAAAAGCAGAGAAAGCAAAAGGCAGAGGCATGGGTCTTCAAGATGAGAAGGTTCAACCAGGTAAAGTTATGAAAGCTAAAAAAGGAAAATTGTTTCAAGGTTATTTAGGTACCTTCGATGCTTCAGCTGAAGCTAGCACTCCTAAAGCCCAAAGAGGTGTTACTACAATCGTAGGTGTAAAGCCAGGATCACAGATTGGTCAAGGTAGAAGAAAATTTAAATCATTAGATGACATGAGAAAAGCAAAAGGTTTTAAACCTGGAGAAACTTCATCTCAATTCAACAAAAGAAGAATGGCTTTAGCCGCTGCTAAGAAAGCAGCAAAGGCAAATAAATATGGTAGAGTAGCTTTAGGTGTTGCTGCAGCAGGAACGGGTGCTATTCAATATTTAAAATCTAAAATGAATAAGAAAAAAGATGGCGTTAAGAAAAAAATGGGTGGTGGCATGATGCAAAGACCTATGGGTTATAAACATGGATCAGAACCAGGAGCAGGACTTTTGGGTGGAAAAAGAACAGGAAAAGCAGGACTTTTGGGTGGAACAGGAACAGTAAAAGAAAGTGGAAAAAGAAGTGTTAAAGATACACAAAGAGGTAAGAAAAGAGAAAATTATTTTACTATTAAGATCCCTAAAAAAGAAGGGCCAGCTAACAAAGAAACAACTATTAAAGAATATAAATTAAGAAGCCGAGACCAACTTGGAAAAACTATGTCAAGAATGGGTGGTGGCATGATGCAAAAACCTATGGGTTATAGATCAGGCACTATGATCAAAGCACGTGGTTGTAAACTAGGTAGAACAAGACCTACTAAAATTATATAGGGAGTTTCCGATGTCCCTGAAGACTCTTCTAGTCGGACTTGGCAAACGATTATTACCAAGTAAGAAAGTATCAAGTTCACCGGCCACCGGACAACAACAAAAACTTATTACTTACGATAAACAATCAGCAACACAAACTGGGCAAGAGTTAGCTAAGAAAGAACTTAACTTACCTGCAGTTACTCAACCATTAAATAAAACTAAAAACTTATATATGGGAGACAAGACAGCTCCTGCGTTTGGTTCATCGACTTACGATTGGGTTATGAAAAAAGGAAGAGGTAAGTTTGGTGCAGAGGATTGGATAGATCATTTAACATCAACGAGAACAGCTAACTTTAAAATATTTGGTAGACCAGCTAAAAAAACTATTAGAGATGAAAAAAGATTTAAATATGACTCTGGCCCCTTTCAAGGAAAAGAAGTATCAATCAGCAAAGAAGAATTATTTGATTCTAACTTAGCAATCTTTAATGATGCAGGTGATTTAACTGGAGGCTTATTATACGCAGCTAAAAAATTTGGTATTAAGCTAGATGCAAACGAAGTAGGTGCAATGTTAAAATTAAATCCAGTAAATAGGTTAAAGCCTGTTGAACTAGGTTTACCTAAAGGTGCTGTGGAAGCTTTAGAAAAAGCACAACCTCAATTACTTGATGAAGCAAAAAAACTACAAAGTATTGTAGAGATAAAAGGTTTAGCTGCAATCAAAGATGAATTGGATGGAGCGGTGTATGCACTATCAGGTATGAAAGGTGGAGCAGATCAAGTAAGCTCTGCTGCTAGAGAATCACTTACAAGATTAAAAAATATATCTAAATCTACAAATTTATCACAAAACGAAAAACAAAGAGTTAATAAATTAATTGGAGAAATTGATAAAACAACCCAACCGTTTAAAGATAAAACTATAGCTACAAGATATGGTAATGAAGCTAGTTATACCTTACAAGGGGGAAATAATTATAGAGAAACTGTTATGAAGTTAGATGAGCCTATTGTTGGCAACTCCTCTCCCTTTAAAACATTTGGACACTTTGATGGTGTAAATAAAAATATGATCTACCACGTAAGGTTTGATACACGTTATACTCCAGATGGTAAGAAAGCTTTTTTAATTCACGAAATACAATCAGACGCTAACCAAACAGTTGCAAAAAATTTAAATAAGCTTCAACAACTAGGGGGCGAAAAACGTGTTAATCCTTTTCAAGCAGATTTAGAATTAGGTTTACTTGTTAACAACAGAAGTAAAATGTTAAAAGAAATGGATGAAGCTATTAAGAAAGGTTTAACAGGAAGAGCACAAAGTATTGCCAAAGACCTGAAAGATGTAAATCAAAAAATACAAAGAACATATGGGCAGAGAGCTGATAACTATGGCAGTGGACAAAAGTATGATTACTTTCCTATGGTTGAAGCAGATTCCTATGGTGATCATGCATTAAAATATTTGCTTAATAAAGCAGCTAAAGAAAATGTTGATTATGTAGCCGTTGCTCCTTTTGACAAATTAAGTTTTAGACAAGGCTATAAAGCGGGTAATGAAAGATTTTATGGTTACGCAAGTGGTAAGGGAATTGGTGGTAAAGGCTCAGCTGTAATGCCAAACCTAATGAAAAAAGTTGGTAGGTTTTATGATTCAAACACGGGGCCAGTAAAAATTTCTCTCTCAGATCCCAAAATGCCATACAAGAAAATTAGAACAGATGAGTTTAAATATCCCGATAATCACCCTAAAGCAGGTAAAAGAATTAAATCTATATTTCACGATAAGGCAACTATGAGTAAAGAAGTAGCTGATGATCTTAGCTATAAATTTGTACCAGATAACGATCCAAACTTGTATTTTGATTCATTTGCTATAAAGGTTACACCAATGATGAAAGATACATTTAAAACATATAAATCTACTGGAGGATTAGTAGTAGATTTATTTAAACCCATAAGGTAGAATAAAGAATGGCCGTAGAAAAGAATAACGATACAATCGTATCAGAAGAAGAAATTACTGAACAACCTGAGGGTCTTCCACCAGAAGTAATAGTTGAAGGCGAAGAGGAAGTTGAGGAAACTCCTGAGCAAGATTTTAATGCTAATTTAGCAGAGGAAATGGATGAGAGTACTCTTAAATCCATGGCTTCTGATTTAATTGATGAATACAAAAAAGATAGAGTATCCAGAAAAGAATGGGAAGATGCTTACATCAAAGGCTTAGATTTACTTGGTACTAAATACACAGAGGTTACAAAACCATTTAAAGGTGCAAGTGGTGTTACTCACCCTTTACTTGCAGAATCAGTTACACAATTTCAAGCACAAGCTTATAAAGAATTAATACCTAGTGATGGCCCTGTAAGAACACAAATTATAGGTTTACAAACTCCTGCAACAGAACAACAAGCAGATAGAGTTAAAGAATACATGAATTACTTATTAATGGATAAAATGGAAGAGTACACAACTGATATGGATCAAATGTTATTCTATTTACCATTATCCGGATCTACATTTAAAAAAGTTTATTATGATGAAATGTTAGGTAGACCAGTATCTAAATTTATTCCCGCAGAAGATTTAGTTGTACCTTACTTTGCATCAGATCTGAAAGATTGTGAAAGAATTTCACACACAATTAAGATGACTCAAAACGAAGTTATTAAAAAACAAGCAGCAGGTTTTTATAGAGACATAGAATTAATTAAAGGTAATACAGAACCTGATCCATTGCAGAAAAAATTAAATGAACTTGAAGGCGTTAAAGGCACGGGTTCAGATTATTTACATAATATTTTAGAGGTACACGTAGATTTAAATTTAGATGACTACGAAGACTTTGATGACAAAGCTAAAAAAATAAAAATACCTTACATTGTTACTATTGATGAAGGCTCAGCAGAAATTTTATCTATCTATAGAAATTACAGACCTAATGATCCTAGCTATCAAAGAACAGAATACTTTGTACATTACAAATTTTTACCTGGTTTAGGTTTTTATGGATTCGGTTTAACTCATATGATTGGTGGTTTGAGCAGAGCTGCAACACAAACATTAAGACAATTAATAGATGCAGGTACTTTGAAAAATTTACCAGCAGGATTTAAGTCTAGAGGGATTAGAGTTAGAGATGATGACCAACCAATTCAACCTGGAGAGTTTAGAGATGTAGATGCACCAGGTGGAAATATTAGAGATCAGTTTTTTAATCTTCCATTTACAGAGCCAAGCACAACTTTATACAACCTTTTAGGTTTTGTTGTACAAGCTGGACAAAAATTTGCAGCTATTACAGACAATAATATTGGTAATGATGTTCAAAACAGAGCTGTTGGTACTACAATTGCAATGATGGAGAGAGGTTCTCGTGTAATGAGTGGTGTTCATAAGCGATGTTATTATGCAATGAGGTTAGAATTTAAAATGTTAGGTAAAATTTGTAGTGAATTTTTACCACCAGAGTATCCTTACGATGTTTATGGTGGCCCAAGAGAAATTAAAGCGGCAGATTTTGACCAAAGAGTCGATATTATACCTGTTGCTGACCCAAATATTATGTCTATGTCACAAAGAGTGACTTTAGCACAGACACAATTGCAAATTGCACAGTCAAATCCACAAATGCACAACTTACATGAAGCATATAGACGTGTTTATGAAGCACTTGGTACAAAACAAATTGAAACTTTACTTAAACCACCACCGAAACAACCTGAACCTATGGATCCTGCAAAAGAAAATGCACGTGCATTACAAATGAAGTTTGCAACTGCTTTTGAATTCCAAGATCACGATGCACATATTGCTGCACACATGGCATTTATGCAATCTAGAATGGTTCAAATCAATCCACCGGTGTACGCTTTACTTCAAGCACACGTTTCTGACCACGTTTCATTCAAAGCAAGACAGGAAGTCATGCAACAGTTAGCTGAAGACCCACAAATGATGCAATTGCAACAAACTAATCCTGAAGATTTTCAAATTAGATTTGATAATGCTGTTGCAACAGCTGCTGCAGAGATAACTGAAGAGCTTGTAAGAGGAGAAATGGCCGCTCAGAAAAAAGAAGATCCACTTGTAAGAATTAAACAGCAAGAAATTGATTTAAGAGCTATGGATTTACAAAGAAAAGCTCAAGAAACAAAATTTAAAGCTGAACAAGACGCTA